TCCACCTGTGATAGAGATATTAGTTGGTGTAATTGGAGATGCTGCACTATCATTTAGAATTACAACAGCAAAGGCATCTGTGTTCATCATATTTACACCTGTGATAGATAGACTATCAAGGACCGCAGGAGCTTCAAACTGTACACAAGCAAAGGGTCGTTTATCTGATCCATCTAAAGTGCCAGCTAATACGCCGCCCAAAGAACCGCCTACTATTGAGAAGCCTTCACAAGTTGAGCCAGCTCCAAAATAAATTGGAGTTGATCCACAAAGATCAGCAATATTACCAGTAGCTGATGCATATAAAACACCACCACCGTTTTGTACACGTAGAAGTCTGTCTCCAAAATCTACCATATTCATAGCTAGTATGAGGCCTCTTGCTTTAAAGCCGTCAATTACTAGGAAAGTACCAGAGCCATGGTGTCTGTTATTGGTAAGCCTAAAACCTCTACCTTTATATAGATCAGCGGTTTGAGCATCATCACCTGATGTTCCGCTAGACGGCCAATAACATGTGACAGAGTCTCCGCCTGATAGCGCAGAGAAAACACATCTATCTACTTCTAGACCACGACCATATGTAATAATCGGATTTTTAAGATATGCGAATTCACAGTCAAGAACATACATATCCAGATCATCAGTATTACTTGTCTTCTGTGCTAGAATACCAATATCAACAGCATTTCCTGCATCTCCGATAAACTTCATTCCGAAAAAGGAGCACTGGTTTGCTGTAACAGTTATAATACTAGTTGCAGATGCTGCATCAGATATGTCTAACCATAATATTGAACCAAACAAGTTGCCGGATATATCTCCTTTACCGCCCACACTTCCAGAATCACCATAAAGTCCTTGTCCTCTAGTGTTCATAGTAAGAGTGCTAGTAATCCTATACTTACCGGAGGGGAAGTATATATTTGCACCACTATCAAGAGCATCCTGAATTGCAGAAGTATCGTCAGTGCTTCCATCTCCCAATGCTCCAAAATCTTTTACTGAGACTAGACCATAAAACTTATGAATAAGGAAGTCAATAGAATTTTTTTGAGATTTTAGTTGAGCGCCTACAGTATTACTAGTATAAGGCTCTGCATAAGAATACCCAATATATCCGGCCCCACCAATAGAATTAAGAGATGTGGAATTTGCGATTAGTCTTGTATTTACCATAGTTATCCTCTATTAAATTCATCTATATTCTCAGAGTAGAGATAATCTCTTTCTACAGTAAGTTTGACTAGTGCTAGTTCAGAACCAATCTCTTTTACTTGGCTATATCTAGCCCTCAACTGCTTCTTGGCTCTATCAAAAATACCTTTAGTCTGAACATCCATTTCAACGGCGTAGGAAGGATTCAACCTAACAGACAGAAGTGTTACAAAATAGTCTTCAAATGCTTCAGGGAAGGGGAATGTATCAGAGATGGCTAGTGAAGAGTACTTCTGCCAATTGCCTAAATCCCCTCTGTAAAACCATTCAGCACTGTACCCATTAGTACTAAGAGTGACACTAGTTGCTGACTCGATATTCCGACCATTGCCGTAAACAACTACATTATTAGTTGCGAAGTTATTTGAGGCATCTATAACAGCGAACCTTTCTCCGTCTCTAGGAGCAGGGTTTAAATAGATACTTGCAGAGTTTTCAAGATTAAAAACAATCTTTGTGTTAGAAGGTACTGTAATATCGCCTGTGAGATATTCATCAGTTGACCAAGGAAATCCACTAGGCTTAGTGATGTTGTTCTTACCGATAGGTAAGATGTCAAAACCTTCCCCTACTTCATTCCCAAAAACAGATGAAATAATTCTATTGAGATATCTTAAAGCCTCTGTAATTTGATCTGTATCTGGAGAGTCTCCAATAGGAATAATATTACTAGCTCTATAAGCATCAGTAATAATTTGTGAAACTAATGTCATTTAGCTCTCCTATATTTAAAGACGGGATATCTCAGTTATTGATGGAATAGCTAACAACTCATTAGCAAAGTTATTTGAAACATTAAGTTCGACCACAACAAATCTATCTGCTTCCTCGCTCCAATCCACTATGCAGAAATCATGAATACCTTCAGGCATAAGTGGACTTAGATCTACCGTGTTGGGAGAGACTCCAGTTTCAACAAGAGGTGTCCGAAACCGGCGAATAGTCATGCCATCACTCCATATTTAAAAGAATCTATCCAAGGAACTTGTGCTCCGCTGCCGCCACCTCCACTGATAAGACCGGGAGGCAGAGAGGTAGGTAAACCAACAAGACTGCCTACTGGTGTTGCTCCTACAACTTCAGACCCAGCAATTAGAAGACGCACAGTGTTGGCCACGGCATCAAACTCATATCTAATCAAGTCTGTAGGGCCAGGTGTTGCCGTGTAGGTGATTATGTTAGTGCCAGCCCCAGCGATGCGTTTAGTGAAATACAACTGCCCGCCAGCGTATTTAGCGGCTAGGTAGTTGGCGCTATCAGATATCGCTAAGGCGATATAGGCCGAGTGGTTAGATACAAGGCTGAGTAGGTAGAATTCAATGTACCGCTTTGTTCCGGACAGGTAAGAGGCAAAAGATGCTGCGGAGGTATTACCTGTGTTTGCAGCGGCATTGCTGGAGATAGTCAAGCCGTTCGAGACACCGGAAAGCAACGTCCAGTTTGGTGAAGTAGTGAGATCTCCATCAGCTCGGTTAAAGTCGTCAGAAAAAGAGGTAACAGCGCCGCCTCCTGACATAAACCTATTCATCCAAGTACTAAGCATTATTAGATTCCTAGTGTTCCTGCGGCTCCCCCAGAAAGAACTACTGAGCCATTGCCGTTCATACCGATTAAGAATGGAAGAGGATAATAAGTACCAGCAGTTACTGCTAGATTAACTACAATGTTTATATTGCTATCATTATATACATTTAATGTTCCGCTTACCGTACAAAGAAAGCCACCAATCGAGGAGATACCTTGAGGGATTTTATAAGTACTATTAGCAGACATTGGTTTTGGGCTATAGCGTTCGCGAACTGTCGCCATTATTTTCTCCTGAATTATCTTGCTTCTGTGATAAGCAAAAGGATATATTGTTTAAAAGACCGGGGCAGTGTGCATACTTGTAGAGGCCGCCCCGGTTCTATTAATTATTGAATAATGCCTCTTGTCTTTAGGTCAGCAAGAAGTGCCATCATAACGCCTGCTAACTCAGCAAGAGTAACAGTGCTAGTAGCGAATGTAGTACGCTTCGCTGTTCCTGTAGCCTGAGCACAAGAGGCAATAGCCCCTGCATCAAGCTTCTTCTCAAACTGAGGACGAGGGATATTTACTGTGCCTGAGCTAGCCATTTTGCTTACTCCTATTATGAGCCATTAACACGAACAAGACGTTCGCGACCATTGGCAAGAGTATTACACTCAACTGCAACATCGAAACGAATGCTGTGTGCGCCGGTACCGAAATCTGAGTGCTGCCACATACGAACGCTCATTGGAACCTTACTAAGGTTCATTCTTCGTGCAGTACCAGTGGCGGGCATAATAAGATCGGCAGTGCTAACAGTAATAGCCTCCTTGTCTGCAACAAAGCGAGGATGGAGCGTAGCACCGGCAGCACCGATATGAGTGATAGAAAGCCCATCCCAGGTTGAGCCGCCACCGTTAGTATTTACAACAGTCTTTTCAGGGCCTGTAGTAATAACAGCAGGATAATATCTAACGTTAGTGAAAGCACCAGAGCTGGCAGTATAATCGCCGACAACACGGAACTGTTGTAGATGATTTAGCTGCTTCTTAGCCTGATTATCATAGGCGTAGATACCTGCAATAGTGAAAACTTCACCATCTTTCAGTGTAACAGAGCCGGACTGGCCATCAAAATTTAGAAGGCCTGTCTTGAAATAGCCATTAGTTGAAGCTGAATTACAGACAGCACTATAGACATTATCAAAGTTACCAGACGAGTAATTAGTGACAGATGTAGCAGAAGCAACACGAGTACCAACAGTCATCGCTGGTAGCTGCTGAGTGAAAAGTGTTCTAAAGCCGGCAACATTACCCATGAAACCTGAGCGATAGACGCCATCACCGATATTAGCTAGTGAAGCATTATCAGCAACAACATCAGAACCAAGAGCCTGTCGATCGGCATAATCAAGAACAGCAGTCTGTTCAGGACTGTCTACACCTTCTTGCTTAAGTCGCGTATATGCACTAGCAAGACTGTCCCAAGTTCCGACAACTGAGTTGCCATCACCAAGCCAGTTATTTGAGGCCTTGGCTGCGTAGCCAATAATATAAGCGTCGAGATCGGTAGCAAGTCGCAGAGCTGCCTTACGAAGAGCCTGAGACTCTCTGGCAGAACCAAGATCACGGATTTTGACAAAGTCGCCCCAACCCATGC